TCATTAAATCAAGGTCACGCTTTCCGTCAATCTGGTACGAGAATGGCTGAATGAAATCGTTATCAAAATCAAACGTGTCCCAGTCATCATAGTTGTCAATGCTACTGTTGTTCTTGATTGCGAACGGGTATAAATCAAATTCGATACTCAAGACTAACTTGTTGTTAGCTTGGTCATCATCAACCTTAACGCTCTTAGCCTTTCCAACCCAGTAATAGCCCTTGTCGTGGCTATCATACAAACGCTGGTCAAACGGTGCCATAATCAGTCGCTTTACCTTGTTTTCAACTAATTTCCGTTCAGAATAAGACACGTTTGGCATCGTAAATTGATAGGTAATCGTACGCTGGTCATAAAACCGCTCTCCAGTAATGTTGGAAAAATCAAGAATACCATTGGCATAACTCAAATTCTCGGTAACTGTCTTCTCTGCAGGGGTAGGAGCATCTCGCTCGACCAGATAGAATCCTTCATTTTTAGAATCAAACTGACCAAATTGTATCTTCTCTACAATATCAATCATAGTTGATTTCGCCTCCTATCCGTCATAATGTCACCCAACGCACCATCATATCCACTAGCTGTTGCACCAATCATTTGATTGCCGTTAATCGTGATGATTTGACCTTCACGAATTGCATTAACCACCTCTCGCAAAAGTCCGTTAGTTGAATTGTTAGCCGTCACTTCAATCTGGCTAACATTACGGCTTGTCTGCGTTGCGTTAGCGTTCAATTGCCCACTGAAGTTACTCTCCAAGTCATCAGCCATGCCAGATACATTGGATTGAACATCTTTGTACGATTCTTGGAGACCTTGATTAAGACCGTCCATGATGGCATTACCTGCTGGAATCAACAGGCGAGCATCATAACTAATTGGACCTTTGTGTTCCTTAATCCACTTACCAATTCCGCCAATGAATTTCATACCTGCTTCCCATGCAGACTTCAATCCGTCAACAAATCCATCAATAATTGCTTTACCAGCGTCAATTAATAGATGAGGGTTTTTAATAGCCTTAACGATGTTATCTAATATGTCCTTGCCAGCTCGTCCAACATTTCCAATCAAGCTAATTAATCCGTTGATGAAGCTCTTAATAAGATTAACTCCTGCGTTAAAAATGTTGCCAACGAATGATCCAATGCCGTTAATGATAGACATCACTAGGTTAGCAACTGCTCCACCTAATGCACCAATCATAGACAACAGCCCTTTAATTAGAGCCCACACCAACTGAACTGCTGCTACTACCAATGCGCCAGCTATTTGTAGCACACCTTGAACAATCGCAATACCAATTTGAACAATTGCCATCAATATTGTTGGCAAATTCTGAATTATTGCTCCAGCTAAAGCAATAACTATTTGAATAACCGCTTGAATAAGTAACGGAAGTATTTGAACAATTGCGTTAACTAGCGCTATAGCAATTTGAACGATAGCTTGAATAATCGTTGGTAGATTCTGAATTAATGCCATCGACACCGCAATAATAATTTGAACAATTGCCTGAATGATGATTGGCAAATTCTGGATTAATGCTTGCGTAATCTGCATAATCAGTGGAACTAATGCTTGCAACAAGAGAGGTATTGCTACAACAAGTCCTTCAATCAAAGTGATGATAATTTTCATGCCTACTTCAATCAATTGCGGTAACATTTGAGTAAACGCCTGTACTAGCGAATTAATAGCTGGAATAATAGCATTGATAATCTGTGGAAGAGCACTGACAATCCCGTTTAATATACTTAAGATAATCTGAACACCAGCCATCAATAATTGCGGAATCGATTGCGAAATTGCATCAACTATCTTAGGAATCATTGGAACAATAGCGTTGACTACATCCGGTATCTTTTCGGACAAGCTAGTAATTAATTTAGTAATAACATCAGTAAATTTAGTAATTAAGATAGGAAGATTGTTAGAAATAACATCCGCCATCTTAGTAATAATATTTACCATTACATCAGTTATCTGATCAATGTGTCCTGAAATGTAGTCAGCAATTGAATTAATAACATTAACGATAATGTCACTGAACTTACTGATGTAGATAGTCGCATTATCAACCATTGACACCATATCGTTCGACACAATATCAACGGCTTGAGAAAAGTTACCAGTTTGAGCAAATGCAATTCCAAGCTTTGAAAGCAGGCCGATAACAATCGAAATTGGCAATGATATTCCCATCAATGATGTGGCAATTCCTACAAAAATAGAAGCAACAGCTCGAAATCCTTGAGCAGTCGATAAGAAGTTTGTCAACGATTCAATAGCTGGAGTTAGATAAATAACAACTTTTCCGATCGCTTCACCAATTTTTTCAAAAACTCCTGAACTTGATTGTCTAATCGAATCAAATGCATTACCTACATTATTCTTCATTTGTTCGAAACTGTTAGCAATTGAAAAACCGCTTGACTGGGCTGAATTCTTCATTGAATCCATCACTGTTCCCATTGATGTACCAGCATTAGACAACGTTTTTGAAATTGAATTTTTAACAGAGTCGAATGATTTTTTAGCAAATGAATCAATTGCTGAAAAAGCAGATGTAGTTACACTAGCCATTTTAGAAAAGATAGGTGCAACTGCTGAAGCAATTTTTTCCATTTCAGAAGCAATTTTTCCAGTCACTTTTGAAACGGTTTCACTTAATTTTTCCCATGCTTTTCGACCTGTTTCTGTTTTTGTAAAAAACAGTGTAAGAGCAACAATAATTGCCTGTAGAGCAAGTATTCCTGCGCCGATTAAGTTACCTCCAGTAGCTACATTGAAAGCAACCATCGCTGCTTTAGCAGTTCCAGCTTCCTTTCTAACGTTGCTAAATGCGAATGCAATAATTGACAATTCCTTTGATATATTGCCTGTTAACGCTACTAAATTAGCTGCAATAATGTATGCTTTGTAAGCTGCAGTAGCTGATGCAATACCTGCTGTCAACGGTAGCATCCAATCTTTATTGTCATCAATAAATTTAAATAGGCCAGAAGTTACAGATATAATTTGGGGAATGTATGTCTCAACAACACCGTTAATTTTTTGAAATCCATCATTAATGATATTCTTTGCATCATTAAATAATTCTGCAATACCGCCCTTTATACCAGCAGACTTAATACCATTATCAATAGCTGTAATTGTATTAGCCAGACCGTTGACAACAGCGTTTCGCATGTTGGTAAACGATGTTCCAATTCCACCAGTAGCAGTGCGGGCAGTATTAGCAAAGCCATTGACACCACCATCTAATTCAATGAATTTCTGATTCAATTGGTCAGTAGTTATCTTGCCAGACTCCAAAGCATTATATAGGTCTTTCTGAGCAGATTTACCAGTAAATCCAAACGCCTTGGCCACTTCATTCAACGCATATGGCATTGTTTCAGTCAACGTTCGCCATGACTGCATATCAACCTTACCAGCCGCTAACATTTGACTATACTGTTGCACGCCTCGACTAGCATCAGCCGCACTCGCTCCAGATGCCAAGAACGCATCGTTCAATGCATTGGCGGTTTTAGCACCAGCTTTCGCTGAACCAGTTAATATCGCAAAGCTCTGGGCATTTTTCGTAATGTCTTGTAGCGACGTTGGCAGGCCATCAATGCCTTTCTTCAAAAGCTTGACTGATTCCTTAGTATCATCAGTTGAATAGCCCATCTGCTTCATCACTTTTGGATAGGCATTCAATGTATCGAACCGTCCAACAGCACTCGATACACTGTCTTTAACAACGTCTAATCCCTTGCTAATGACAGCAAAAGCACCAGCACCTTTAGCAATATCCATCAAGCTTGCCGTCAACTTCTTAGGTTGTTCAGCAGTCTCTTGCATGTTCCGCTTAATCTTGTCCAATGGAGCTGAGAACATGTCCTTCAAACTAAATGTAGCGTTGATTGAATAGCTATCTGCCATTAATTACCTCCTTTCTTTAATTCTCTTATCGCTTCTTCTCGTGCCCTTTTAGCACGATCAGAAAGCTCTTTTAATTGATTAACCTTGGCCTCGTCTTTCTCAATTTCGCCAGTAATCTTCTTACGAATTTTTCTGAAATCAACAATTTGAGAAGGGTTCTTAACAACGTAATTACCATCTTTGTCAGCACCCTGTACTGTTCGATTTTCAAAAGCAAAATTAGTCAGCAACTCATGTTCATCAATAGAACGCAAATCATGTGCTTGCTCTCGTAAGCGAAGCTCTTCCATGGTCATCATTTCAACTTGTTCCATGGTGGCAGTAGGCCACACATAGAAAGCCCTGCGAATTAAGCTGGAGTATTTGAGCTTGCTGGCAGGCTCTTGTCTGCCATTGCTTCTTCCATCTTCTTGTCCATGTTGTCGAACGTGTCCTTGATTGGCTTGATAATCTTGGATACTGTCGTCTTCGTCAACGGACTTGTTACTAATAAATTTTCGACTGATTCAAAAGCTTGGTCTAAATCATCAGCGTTTTCAATATCAGATTGAACTGTTTCTTCATCTTTGCCAGACATGGCAGACAACGCCTTAACCAAAGCGTATGGATCACCACCGACAATACCCATCACAATGTTCCCCATTGTTTCGATGTTGTTTTCGAAATCATTCTTAACGATTCCAAATGCGGACAAGAACTTGAACGTTACTTTCAAATCGTATTGATTTCCGTTAATAGTGATAGTTGTTTGTGACATAATAATTTCCTTTCATAGCGGCCGCCCCATAAGGTACTGTGCATTTATTGGCGACATTTAGTTAATTTACTTAGTAGGTGTAGTAGTTGATGAATTTGATGAAGAACCATAATCAGGAGCTTCATCAATTGGGGCAACTTCTGTTGGATTCTTAACCGTGTCACGGAAGAAGTTCTTAACAGTAGCCACATCAACGGCTGATACTGTTGCCAGACCCTTTACCAATTCACCAGAAATTGTCAAAGTTGTCTTGATTGTGGTATTGCTGTCAACTTCTGCTGGAACTTCCCAATCAGACAAGTAACCAACGCCGTATTGAGCCACATACTTACCATTTTGTGGTGCTTGCGAGAAGTCAATCTCCCATACTTCGACTGCCAAGCCCTTCTTCTGCGCATATGCCAACACTTGGTTGGTCAAATCATCAGAAGCAATGGCCTCAATGTCGATACTCGTTTCCAAGGCACCGACAGAGACGATGTTGCCGTCCTTAGTCGATGTAGAATCGTTCTTACGACTGTTCTTAATTGAATGAGTCGTTTGCAAGGCCAATCGTGTTGCATTCGCCTTGTCCTTGTCCTGGAACAAGCGGAACATTAAGACCTTGTCCTTACCCTTAAGTGGTGTATTCATTCTTGTATCTCCTTCTTATAAGTATTGAATGTCAAGTTCCAGCACCCCATGCCACAACGGAATGTCCGTTGATTGATCAGCAATCATTTGCTGGTTAGTGTTGGTCACTTGATACTTGAAATTATCTGTATGTTGATAATTGATAACTGTTGCTTGCAAATCATCCATGATTTCTAGCACTTCAGAACGGTGGTTGAACTCCGCATACACATCAACTTGAATGTGCGTTGTTCCCAATGTCCGCCCTTTAGTTGGAATATCTGTGTTTTGCTGATTGCCGACAAAAACAAAAGGATATGACTGGCTCTCGTCTGGTAAATAGTCGAAAGTGTCATACCCTTGTTTTTTTGACAGCTCAATAACTGTCTGAAATATTTCGTTGTATGGGTTGCTCATTTCGCCAACCTCTTTAGCTTTGAAATAAAGCTATTTCTTTCTTTGATGAATGGCGTACCAAGATACTTACGAGCCGTTTGATAACGTGTTCCGTATTCCTGATAAGCCGCATAATCAGTGTTAAATGAAATCATTCCAGTGTAGTCAGTAATTGTTACCTTTTGGCTACGCTTTAATGTTCCACCTACATATCCCTTAGGCTTTTTCGTTTTAACCGAGTAGCGCTGGCCATATCCAACAGGAACAAGTTCTTGGCTCTTTCTTGCAACATTGACTGTTGACTCTTTGACAGCTTCTTTGGCTTCTTTCATCTTGCCAACTTCATCAATTCGCTTAATCAAATCATCAAAACCATCAAATTTTACTTCAAAGTCTGCCACGATATTCCACCCCGTAAATGGTTGAAGCACGGTCAGTATTGGTACTGTTCTCAATTTTGAAATTATCGCCATCAATCACCATGTACCCTGAACGCACGTTCACCTTGTTTTGGAATCGAACCGCAATTCGTCCCTGCTTGAACGAGCCAAACACTAGATTCTGGGCTTTAACGCCCATACTCGTCACGTTGACTGGGTATACTTCCTGTTGATTGACTAACTTGTCGTCAACGAACTGTAATCGCTTGTTATACCGCATATAATCACCACATGATAATCTTTCCACGATTCTGTTCGGCCATATAACGAGAGATTGTTGAGGCGTACTCATCGAAATCACTGCTTGGATAGCTAATAGACTCTCCGTCTTGTGAGTAAGATGAATAGCCTTCGTTTCCAAGTCGATTAAATCGAGCAAGCACTACATTCTTGACAATAGGCTCTAGTTGGTTTGGCACAACCTGCTCATCTACCATCATGGCCAGTTGGTCACGAGTCATTACTTCTAACGTCTTGATCACATCATCTTGTAAATCGTCCTTAATGCCAGCCAATGTCTTGACCGTATCAAGGACACTTGGCTTATCTGTCATTTAGACCTCCTTACTTTGATTCAGTAGCTGGCTTAGCATCTGTAGCTGGCTTTGCCTTAGTGTTCGCCTTGGCGTTATTGTCATTACTGTCTGTTCCATCACCAGGAACGGCACCAAGAACATCATCACCAGTTGTTACGTTCAACATTGCAAATGCATCCTGACGTACTGGCAATACGGCAACGTCCATTGTCACCTTCATAGCGACCATGTCCTGTTCGTACAAGTTGATAGGCGTTCCATCTTCGTTCGTCAACGTTGACAACTGAGCTGACTTGTCCATTTCAACTTCCAAGTTACCTGGCAAGCCGTAGTACAAGTAATCGAAGTTACCAAATACCAAGTCGCCCTTGTTCAATACACCTTGTTGAGTGTCAACAACAGGCATACCGTCCAACGTCTTGGCTGCTGAATCATACAACTTGTCAGGGTACAATCCTGCATCCTTTTGGATGGAAGTACGCAATGCTGGGTTGTTCGTCAACGTTGACAAGAATGCGTTACCTTGCAATCCCTTGTCATATAGCTTGTTTTCCAAGGCCAAGATGTTGTCGTAGTTGATGTCACCAGACAATACTGAACCGTTGGTCTTGGCAGCGTTAGTCAATGAATCAGCATAAGGAGTGTTAATTCCCTTGATAACAGCCAAGTCAATTGCCTTGTCCATTTGTTCCACAATGAGTGGCGTTACTTCTGAGAAGAAGTTAGAGTATGAGTAGTTCAAGAATTCCTTAGACACAGGAATAATAACGGCCAACTTCTTAGCTTCCAACTTGGCTTGCAAGAAAGTAGGCTTTGAAGTAGCAATTCGTTGTGTTTCACCAGTCCAGTAGGCGCCACCTACTCCAGTCATGAATGAGAATTTCTTAGTCTTTTGGCCTTGCATTTCCACATTCTTTGCGACTTGCAAGATAGCTGATTGACCCATGATTCGGTCAATAATATTTGTTGCCACATCTGATGGAACAGATTGAGTGGTCATCACGTTGTTTGGGTTAAATTGTTGTACCATGTTTTAGTCTCCTTTACTTAATTACACGGTTTTTTTGTGCCAATTCTGAAATTGAAACAGCACCACTTAGCTTGGTAGATGAAGCGTTAGGTGTCTTTTGCTTTGACAGCTCATCAACTCGCTTGTTGACAGAATCAGCAATCACCTTCTTGAGATAGTTGATGTTATTGTTCGTTGTCTCTACATCATCACTTAGAATCAACGACACCAATTCATCTTCATTAGGCAATCCCGATTCAGCCAATGTAGACTTGGCTTGAATTGAATATTCGAGTCGCTTCAATTCTTGCTCACGCTTCGACAATTCCTTGTCACGGTCAGCTTGTTCTGCCTTAATTCGGTCAGCTTCTGTCATGCGGGCTAACTTCTTAGCCTTGTCTTCACGTTCCTTTGCTTCTTCTTCCCACTTACTGCGGGCAGTTTCAATCGCCTTGGCAACTTTCTTGTCCATAAAGCTATCGAGTTCAGATTGAGACTCAAAGCTAATGCCGTCTTTCTTGATTTCAGCTTGTTTGTCTTCGTTCTGATCTTCTACAACTTCGGTTTGTGAATCTTTGTTTTCCATTACTTACTCCTCCCGCACACACCTAATTGATGGCAAAATAAAAAGACCCATACACGACTCATTGAGACCCATACACGTCTTTAAATTCTTATTGCTATCAAATACTAGTCCGTACACGATAATTGTTATTTGAACAGTTTAAGGACTTGTTCAGGTCACGTTATTAATCATCTAATACTGGCATAATTGAACACATACAATTTGGGTGGAACGGATACATATTCGTCCCAACTTCTGCTTCTGATAGTTTATACGGGCCAGATTTCGCTATGCTAATACACGTCTGACAGGCTCTTCGTTCATACACAATTTCGTACCTATCAATACCTGACTGCTTGTAAGAATCACGTTGAACATCACCTTGGACTCTGGCCGTTTCTGTTATCAACAATCTTCCTGATTGTGAAGGTTGGACACTGAACACATCACGAAATTCCTTGTTGAATTGGTTAGGATTCTTGCCCTGCAAAATAACCTTATTCAACGTCTCATTTAGCTTATTTTTAAGCTGTTCTGTGTTCTTCCAGATGTTTGTACTAAACGTGTAAGAACCTTCACCAGCGAGCGAATAGGCCGTATTAACTAGTTGAGATGCAGATGCAGTTGTGTAGGAAACACTTTGTCCTAATATCATTGACTGACGTTTGTATTCATCAATAGCTTGTTGCGTTAAGTAGTCTTCTGTACTACTTGTAATTCGACCGTTTAATTTATCAATTTCAAGCGCCATTTCAAGTTGCAACAACTTAAGCCGACTAACACGAATCTTAAGATTATACAGTTTCAAATCGTCATTAGCATTGTCAGAGAAGTCCTTATCAGCAACATATTGCTTCACTTTATCAACGAATCGAGTCACGTCAGCCTTATCAGCCAACTTCATCGCTTCGTCCATCGTCATTCCTTGGCCTTTGGCGTATCGAATGAAGTTGCGGTTAATATCGTCAGTAATATCATTAAGCGCCTGGTCATATAGCTTGTTCAGAACTTTAAGCTGTTCACCAGAGGAATTCTTGATGTCATCAGCATGGTCTAACTCACGTTGTACCCAATATGATTTACTCTGCTTGTCCACCATCTACTTCATCTCCTTTGTCAGAGTCGAACTTGACATTATTCATTGGCTCTGACTGGTCTAGCTCTTCTTCATGCTCAGTAGCTAGATTATTCTCTTCGGTAGTAGCATCTGTGAAGTGAGTCTGATCATACATTGTCTTGCGTGACAGCGGAATACCAGCATTTGTCAGCATTTGCACCTCTTCGCTTACGGCGTATGGCAAATTTGGTGTAAACGTGACATTGACTGGCGTATAGTTAGACAATCCACCCTTCAAGTTAGAAGTTAGTGTGCCTAACAATTCATACCGCCGACCAAGTGACCGCTTGAATGAGTTCATCGTCTGGGCAATCGCCTGCTCAAAGCCAAAAATCTTATATCTCATTGCGACACCACTCGCATTGCCACCAAATGATTCATCAGCCAGATTAGGCACATTGGACATCATGAAGATATCCTTGAACAGCCGTTGCTGATAATTCTCACTAGCCGTGGAATTAAATTCTGGATTAATGTATTTGGCATCAATACTGGTGCTGTTACCTTCTCGGTCAGTTCCTGACTGCAATGCCAACACACCATACTGCTTAATGTTGTTGATGAGCTGGCTTACACCGTCTTTCCCCTTAGGAGCTTGGAAGTCGCCACTAATGACCAGTAACGAATTAACCACATCAGTCATGTAGTTGGAAGTGTCGGAATTAACAGCATCATAGGCATCAATCAGACTGATTACGTCCTCATACCAACCTGTGCGGTAACGATTGCTAGAATATTCAACGATTGGCACTTGGTTGTAGAAGTGAGGAGTGCTGTCTGTTGCTTTCAGCGCACCAACAGCCTGCGTAATGTTAGCAAATGTGACAATCTCGTTATCTGTATACAAGTTGACACTGTACTGTGTCTGGTTATTATCCAGCGTATCAATTTCTACCATTCGAACGGCCGCCAACGGATTACGTTCAATCGTATTGTCGTAAATCACGAACGTCTCGAATACATTAGACAGCTTAACGTTGTTGTTCGAGTTTTCATCACGATATTGCAATTCATATGCTCGTCCATACTTAGCCACGTCATACATCAGTTCGTTATCAAGCGTAGGCACATCGTTGTATTGATTGAACGCATCGATTAATTTCTGCTCGCTGTCATCACCAACGGTGTACTTAACAGGGACTGACGTTGTGTAGCCAGCCACGAACTGGGCAATAATCTTGCCGAAGTTGTGCGCTCTACGATAATCAGCCTTGTTTTCTTCCTTTTTCTTAGGCCGACTATAAATTGTTGAATTAAGCCCCTTAGAGTATTCGTCCAACACTTGCAGTCGTGGAATTTGGTTGTCTAAAAAATGCTTGATAATCTTACCAAGCATCAGATAGTTATTATTAGTTAAGTCGTCCAGTGAATCGACTAGATAATTGATATTGCTTGCCGTATCGAACGGGAATGATTCACCGTTCATGATCGACTTAATATCTCTCTCGAAATTATTAACTACTGCCATTACATATATCCTTTCAGCTTGGCCAAGTCAGCAATGTCCATTGTGTTCTGTTCCATGGCTAGCTTGTCGTTGTAAATCACATAGCGGATAGCGTCCATCAAATGGTCATTCTCTTTCACCACATCGCCGTTCTTGCCCCACACATAGCGGTATATTTCACTCCTGAATGTTGGACAGTCATCATAGACAACGTTGAACTGATTGTTGTGAATCTTGTCAGCCACCGCTTCAATACCGTTAGCTACATTCTTATTGGCCTTAAGCGCCCTGATTCCATTCTGCTTCAGGTCATAGATATGCTCTGGGTTAGCCGTGTCACAGTAGAAGATAATATCGCCATAGCGGTCTTGAATATCTTTAGCCACGTTGATCCAGTGGTCAATTGACTTCTTACTGTCTACATGCTCTTCCATCAGCGTGTATTTACCGTCTCTAAAGCCAATAACAGCAAATGCTGTCGGGTGATTAAATCCCCAATCGACACCAACCATAAACCTCTCGTAACTCTGGTCAAACGCCTTATCACGAGTAACAGTCATGGTGTCTTTGTTAAATTCAGGATAGACAGCACCTTCACCGCTTACCCACAAACCTTTGATATAACGGTCATAAAACATGCCAGGCGGGACAGTCGCTTTGTAATTCTGCTTATATCCTTCGTCCAACATCTCGTTATCGTCAAACTCGAAGTGATATGCCTGAATACCATCGTGGCCAGATTTCTCAATGTAATCTTTCAACAGCCAATGTTCGGGGTTATCTGGGTTGGTATCACAGATAACAACAGCACCCTTACCAGAACAACGGGAACGAATTTCATCGAACACGACCTTATTGCAAAGGCTCGCTTCGTTAATGTAAGCACCAAATGCTGTCATACCACGAATACGACCAATACCCGAGATTGAACCAGTTGAAGTCTGCACGATGTGAACACCCATTAGTTCGAACTCGTTATATTTGTTCATTTGAATACTGATGCCCATGTTCTGCAGTTCAGCAATGATGTTTCGTTGAATGTTGGCCATAGTGTAACCAGCCAGAATGTACTGTGGATTAGCCACGCCAACTTCATCAGCATTCTTCTTGGCATTGGCCACCAGCATGATAAACAGCAGATTATCTAAGAACGTCTTGCCACTTCGCTTAGCTCCGTACAAGATAAGCAATTTTAAATCGCCTAAAGTTCGGTTAACATCAGCTATCACTTGGTGTTGCTTCGTTGTCAACTTCATTCAACACCTCCTAGACTGTCTGCAATGCCTCGCAACATGTCATCTTGATTATCACCGCCACCTTGCAACTCCTTTGCCTTGGCCTCCAAAATATCTGCTTCAGCAATCGCTTTTCGTAGCTGTTGCTCTGCCAATTTATCAGAACCGGGATAGCGCTTAAGTATCTCTTTAGTCGCCGTTATACGAGTCTTTAAATCAGCCTCTTTCTCAGTAGTCTCGACACCAACAGGAGTAGCCACAATAACAGTTTCCTTAACTTCACCTCTAGCTATACTAGTCAGCAATTGAACAGCCTCTGTGGCGCTCATAATGCGCTTAGCTTCCATTTCAGACATGCGCTGTTCGATATATGCTTTTATATTAGGTTTTATTAGGTTTTCATTACCAATTACAGCCGCCGTTTTCTCGCTGTAACCCGCTTTAATAGCGGACTGAGTAGCATTTCCAGACTTTACATATTCATCAGCAAATTTTTTTTGCTTTACAGTCAATTTCATGTCATCGTCACTCCTCCTTTCTCCTTAAATTTATGTACTAAAAAAGACAGCTTAGGCTGTCTAAAATAAAAAGAACTGTTAAGGTTTGATATAATTTTATAAACCATCACTTAAAGGTGTTAATTATGGAAAAATATATAAAAGTAGAAAAAATAAAAATTTTTAGATCAATAAACGAATTTTACGTTTTTCTTATGATGAATAGTATTGTTACTGCATTCTGCTTTAAATTTCTTAATAGAAATTATTTAAGAGTATTTTTACTATCAACATCATTAACTTCAGATCAAATATCTCTGTCAATTGTATTCTTTTTTATCTCACTAGAATTGTTATCAATCAACGTATTCGTGAAAAAATCTGACATATTGTATAATCCCCAATCAATACTTGGATTTGCCCCAATGGTATTATGTACATTCACTGTTCTTTGTATAAGTTCTGCATTAAATGATGTGCATTTTATGAAAATCAAGTTTTATACATGGCAAATTATGCTATATTCACTTTTTCTATCTCTAACTATTTTTGAATTATTTGTTATTGTAAAAGAATTAATCAAACCATATTTATTATCTGCGCTAGATCCCAGAAACGAAAAAAGTAATGAAAGAATCATTGCAGAAAATATAAACAACATCATCATGCCTTTTATAGCAGTTTTAATTTCACTTATGGCGCTCATTTTTAGATAAGTCGTGCCCGGCAATAAATCCAAACACTCCGCAGGAAAATGGTAATACAAACACAACTAATAAAAAAGTAAAATCATCCATTATAACCACCTCATATGCTTATGGTAATTAATCGCACCGTATCGAAATCCTGCCCGCATGTTAGCGTGTCGATAGTCGTGTTTCTCTGGTTGCTCATCCGTCACAGTAGCGAACTGTTTATTGACAGCCGTTGCCTGTTCTTTATGTCGCTTCATTCTTGTTTCACTGTCTTCATACATGGATTTACCTCCAAATAAAAAAGACCTTTTAAGGTCTTTACTTTTTGAGCCACTTATAAACAAAATAAAATCCAATAAAAATAGGTATCGATACAATCAATACAGCTAATAAATATTGTGTAATAATTCCATTCATTTTCTTCCCTATCCTAATAATTCGCTTTCAATGTTGTTTAAATGCTGTTTAAATTCTTCTTCATTATCAAGATAATCATGATATTTAACTTTTAACAAATCTAATGGATCCAAAATTTCGCCTGAAAAATCAAACTTTAAACAACTAACAATCATTGCAACATATACAAGTTGACTATAATCATCAATCTTTTTTTCTCCATTTTTATATGTGTGTTGCAAAAACATACCGAGTAACTTAATTGTTTTCGCTGATGAGTATACTAAAGTCCTATTTAATAACTTTTGCAAATCATTAGGCCTTTCAAGAACTGAATTATCGACATCATTTATGATTTTTACCCAATCAGACAAAACGTCTTGCATACTCTTGCCACTTGATTGTCTAAAGTAATTATCAATTTGAAGCTGTTTATTGTTTGAAAGTTGCCTTGTATCTTTTAATTTATCAGCAACCATATCCGGCAATTTAATAATTCCATAGATAATCAACAGTAATACAAACCCACCAACTACTTGCAAAATAGTTTCCATAACCATCTCCTAAACGTTTGTTTAGAAAATAATATATCATGTATTAGCACAACTTTAACTGTAATCGTCAAAAATTTGCCCTAAACCAAGCAATTTTAATCCCGGGCGTAATAATACCGATTGCTCCAGTAAATAAACCTACTGCTGTCATGTATAACGCACCTACACACAACCACTCAAACGTTCGACCTACATGATTCATAATTTTATTTTTCATAATTAACTCCAAAATAAAAACCACCGTTAGAATGAACTAACTAGTGGTTTATTATTTATTATTCAACTTTACTTATTAACGAACGATAGCAACATGTACCAACTTAACGATACCAACTACCAGTAGCATAATTCCGAAGAATTCCCACAAGAACAGCCCACCAAATAATGGACTAAACACCAACGTTACTCCGGCCAGCAAACTGATTAAGGCAGAAATGAATGTCCATACTCGATTACTTCCCCAGCGATTGATGATTGTCATTTGAACAATACCTTCAATAGCCCATGTCAAACCAGTTAATATTCCTACTACAACAAGAAGTGATAAGGTCGCCGTTTCGATATCAAGGAAGATAAACAGACCAGCTACCATGTAAAGAATTGACATGATAATACCGATGATACGGTTCGACTTTCCTTGGTCAGTATCACGAAGAGAAACTAGTAACTTCGACACCCCAATTGCCAAAAAAGCAAATCCAATCATACCCGCTACAAAACTGGCACTCTTTTCAGGCCACACAGTAATAAACGCGCCCATGATTGTAGAAATCAAGCCATCAATCCCAATTGTGCGTCGAACTCTTGATGTAAAAGCATCCATTTCAAATATCTCCTAAACAATAATTTTTATTCACAATTATTATATATCAAATAATAAATCATTGCTATTTAATATCAAAAATGACCATTGCATGATTTGCAACAGTCATTATGTACCGCAGCCACCTTCCGCCAGGAGATGACTACTACTCGCTACCAATTGCTTGGGTCTCGGCGAGCTATGGTTCTGGCTGGAGTCGAACCAACAACAGCATCAGCATAATTGCTGATGTGCTCTACCAGTTGAGCTACAGAACCATCTGCCAACCATTCCAGGCTGACTATTTAAAGGAGCGTGGGTGTTTCCGCACCCCGCAGAAATTCTTTTGCAAAATTTCTATACTACAAATATAACACCATTTTTAAGGCAAAAAGTCGCATGATAGTCGCATGTTTTTAGAGGGTCAAGTTTTCCACAGGACGTGCCCAATGAGAATTGTAATATTTCTCTTTAGCATGCTGCACATCACGAATACACTGGCTCTTAGACTTATACATCATCTTTGCAATCTTCGGCCATACATAATTTTTTTGCTCGTCGTAATGATATTCCAACATTGTGACCAGTTGTGGGTCTAAAGTCATCATGAACTGTTTAACCGATTCATAGCGAATAGTCAAACGCACAATTTCAGGGTCTGACTCTTCCCTGATAATCTGATTATCAAGGGCCCGATTGATTTCATTTTGCTTTTTACCGCCACCAATATTCTCATCTCTAACCGGATTATCAAATCTTAATTCGAACCGTCGCCAAGAAATCTGTTTCTTGATTGTCCCTGAGAAATAATCAGTAAATAGCTGATCAACTGTGTATTTCAAATTTATTCCCCCCTAGAAACTAATTTACGGTATAACAATACATCGAATGAGTACAAATCATCACTGATTTCTTCAATCATTATCAATTGCCCTTTTGAGTAACTGTCGCTTGCCTTGTCATCATAGATAATCCAAATTTCAAATACATTTTCTTCAAACAGTGTGTTTTTAAACTTATTTAAAATATATTTATTATTCGGAACAACTGTAAAACTTAATACCTTACCATAAGAATCGATTCTTATTTTTTTAACGCTATAAGTTAGCAATTCAGCATCATGAATACTCTCTTCACCTTCTTTTCGGAAGTATATTTTTTTCATCGTTTCACCTTAATTTCTACCCGTGGCCGTTCCTTATCCACTTCAAATGACTCATGAAATCCCGTCACATATTTCAAGCTATCGTTTGGCAAGAACACTTCACCCCGTACATTTGCCTTCTGCATACCATCAAGAATGAATTTCTTGATAAACGCCCAATTGTCTGAATCAGTTCGTTTATCTGGCACATACCAACGCAACTCAAGCATACATGGCCACTCGAATCGCACACCGTCTACCATGGCCTGCTGTACTACTAGCTGGCAGTAATTTGTTGCCTGCTTCTTCATCTTAGAGCCAATGTAACGATTCTTACGTTCAGCCTGAATGTATTTATTGAGAGTGAATTGTTTGAGCACATTTAAATCGAATTCAACAATGCAGTCTCTCAATAATTATTCCTCCACTGCCGTTAGCTGATGTTCGTAGATGAAGCTGTCAGCCCCGTGCTTGTCGGTCTCTTTAAATCCTTGTTCGCCAATCTTCTCAATGCGCCAAACGCCAAGAATTGAGTTGTATTCATACACATAGTATTGATTGCCGTTTTTGTCTTTATATTTGTCCATCATTTACTCCAAACTGATACGAAACGTCCATACAATGCTGTCATCAGATAGAATGCCATTGTCAACAACATTGGCAACGAACTTGCGGAATATCCAGCAGACAAAGCAGTAAACCAAAGCGCAATATTGACAACGTCAGCCATCAACCACAATGTGTAGCTGTCACCATATCCTAGAAATACATAGATTGATGCAAACGCACCGATTACCAACGTCAATGAGTCCCATACTGGGTTTGTGTCGCCTAACCATGTGTAAACGATAATGAGTGGTAGCCAGATAATGACCATCAGCGCCAATGTTGACAACCAGTTGTTAATGCTCAAATGCTTCACACCGTTCTTGATACGGTGCCCCCAACTCTTCCACGTCACAATCAGTGGAATATCAATCAAGGACACGAACACTAACTGATT